ACATCACCATCCCAACGGATTTATTTCACGAATTGAAACGGGATGAAAAAATCCACGCCCAATGGTGGTATAACAAAGGATTCACAAAAGCCAAATCAATCTATTTAGACGCGGAATGAAACATTTGGAAAGCCGTATGCAAGTGCAATGTGTAAAGTGGTTCCGACTACAATACCGCCAAGTGGGGGATTTATTAATCCATGTTCCCAATGGTGGATCACGCGATTTGTTTACGGCCCAAAGGTTAAAAGCGGAAGGGGTTATCCCAGGTGTATCGGATTTGGTGTTGTTTATGCCCAACCTAACCCATCACGGGTTATTCATTGAGTTAAAAATCAAACCGAATAAACAATCCGAACATCAAAAAAAGTGGCAATTAATGGTCGAGGCCATGAATTACAAATATGCGTTGGTATATTCGTTTGAAGATTTTATTTTGCAAATCCAAGATTACTTTGATAACGCTTAACGATATCGCCAAACGTCACATTGAATGGATTAAAATAGCCAAATACTTAGGTGCGAATCGTGATGAGGTCGATGATATGGTGCAAACGATGTATTTGAAGTTGGGGGAAATACAAATCAAGGAGGGTTCACTAAACAGATTTGCCAATTACAACGGAACCATCAACACCATCTATCTTTTCAAAATGCTACATAATGCGTTTATAGACATCAAACGGGCAGAAAACAAGACAATACCACACCAAGACCAATTTAACCCCGTAGAAAGCCCCGAAATGGCTGAAATGGCACACATGGACTTGATGGGTGAAGTAAAAAAAGCAATTGATGACCTACGAGATTATGACCAGATGTTATTGGAACTACATTTTGTGTACGGACATTCAATGCGGGACATTGAAAAAAAGACGGGCATACCAACCCATAGTGTTTTTAACTCAATCAAAAACGCCAAACAATTTATCAAACAAAGAACAACGGTAAAATATAAAATTTATGCAGAAGAAAAACGAAACACGGAAGAAGTACACCGAATCACGACCATCAATCGGGGTGGGGGATATGATTCAGAAGGTGACACAAGCCACGGGGATTGAACTTGCCACCAAATTTTTGATGGGCGAGGACTGTGGATGCGATGCCCGTAAACACAAATTGAACAAAATGTTCCCAACCCGTCAACCATTGTGCATGACGGAGGATGAATATCATTGGTGGACACATTTTAAGACAGTAAACGACACGACATTGGCCCCAATGGAGGCAAACAAGATAGCGGAAATATGGTCACGGATATTCCGTTCAAAGAGAATTTACAAACCATGTTCGTGCAACCCCAAGGCATGGCAAAACATGATTAACGAGTTAACCCAAGTTTATGAAACTTACGAGAAACCTTTGTGATTGCTGTGACCATTATGAGGAATCCACAAAAGAACTTATCAATGAGTTGGGGCCAAACATTGAACCCAATCAAATTTATATGTGTATAAAATGCAGACAGAAATTTCAAGACCGAGCAAAATGGGGGCCGTGGTTACTCGCCGCCAAAAACTTGCAAAGCAATACGCCATAATTATTCTACGCGAAGACATGGGCAAGACATGGGAACAAGTGGGAATATCAATGGGCATTAGTCCAAGGGTATGTAATGAACTATATTTACAAGCGATACGAAATGAAGCCGTGGACAAAGATATATTTAGATTACTTTGGGTATGACAAAGGGGATTGGATTCAATGCGAAGTACCCGAATGCGGAAAACAATGTATTGATGTCCACCACCTATTGCCCAGGTCACGCGGAGGCAAAGACAACATCGAAAACCTTATGGGGTTATGTCGCGATTGTCACCACGAAGTACACTTTGGAACAAAATTGAAAAACGAATATCTTATCACAGTACACCACATAAAACTAAACAAATGAATATCGAATGGGTTAAAACAAAAGACATCATCCCAAACACGGAAAACCCCCGTATAATTAAGGACGATAAATTTAAGAAGTTGGTGCAATCAATCAAGGACTTTCCCGAAATGTTGGAGATTCGCCCAATTGTTGTCAACAACGAAATGATGATATTGGGTGGCAACATGAGATTAAAAGCCATACAAGAAATTGGATTAAAAGAAGTACCAATCATTAAGGCGGAAAACCTAACCGAGCAACAACAACGGGAATTTTTAATAAAAGACAATGTTGGATTTGGTGAGTGGGATTGGGATGCGTTGGCAAACGATTGGGACCCAGGTGATTTGAATAAATGGGGATTGGATGTGCCAAACATTGATGACATCACAGAAACAAAAGATATCCCCGATGTCGGTGAAGTGGAATTTAGTGAGGAATTATTATTGGAACATAATTACATCGTTTTGTATTTTGATAATCCATTGGATTGGGAGGTGGCCCAAGGCGTATATGGATTGAACCAAGTAAAAAGCAAAGAAAGTGCAATCAAATGTCAAAAATTTGGTGTCGGTCGTGTTGTTAATGGCAAGAATTTTATATGAACATTATTATCCCGTCATACAAACGAAGCGATAATCTTTTGGGAAAGGATTATTTTGACATGGGCATTTATTGTGTGCCAGAATCACAAAAGCAAGATTACATCGATGCGGTTGGTGATAAAAGAGTGGTGGCGATTCCCGACGAGCATGATGGGGATGTTGTCAAAAAGCGAAATTGGATATTAAAAAACATTCCCAGGCCGTTAATTATGATTGATGATGATGTGGAATCAATTGGGTATTACGAAAATCGCAAAGGGGAAAATGACGGGGAACATAAAAAGAAAACATTGCCAAAGGATTATTTAATGGAATTTTTTATACATAGTTTTGATATGTGCGAACAATTTGGGTCCAAGATGTGGGGGATAAGTCAAAACGAGGATAACAGAATTTATAAGGAGTTTTTGCCATTCAGTTTATCACAAATATGTTTGGGACCAGTGCAGGGGCATTTGGATCACGATTTGATATTTGATGAAAAGGTTGGAAGCAAAGACGATTACGATATGGCGTTACAACAATTGAACAAATACAAAAAGATATTTCGATGGAACAAATTTCATTATATATGTGAGCATGGTGACAACAAAGGAGGGATTGTATCGTATCGAAGTAAGGACAAAGAAATTGAGTATTGCAAACGCATTATGTTGAAATGGGGTAAAAAGATAATTTCGTATCAGTTACCACCGAGAAAAATGACAGATTTATTGAACGCAAAAAAAGTAAACATACCAATAAAAGGAATATGAAAGCATGGAGAGAAACCAACCGAACAATTCCCATCGATAATGAATGGGTATTAATTGACACCACACAAGTTGCATACATCATGGAAGAACAATGGTATTTGGCACACGATGATTCACCAATACATCAACCAATTTGGTGGATGCCCATCCCAATTTTACCAAACGATTGATTTGATAAAGATTTGAAATTATGCCAAACCCAGAAAACATAATTCCACCAAAGCCAGGTGAGGTAAGGAATCCCAACGGGAAACCCAAGGGAACAAAGAACCGAAGCACCATTGCACGGAAGTGGTTGGAGGTAATGCAAGACACCAAGAACCCCATCACGGGTGAATTAGAGAAACTAAGCCAGGAAGATTTAATCACACTTGCAATGATACACAAGGCAAGGAAAGGTGATGTGGGTGCGTACAAACAATTGATGGATTCGGGATTCGGTATGCCCACCCAACAAATTGATGTTACCACAGAAAAACCAATCTTCAACGGCATTGATTTGGATGTAAAGTAATGTTGCAAACCACGACCGCCCAGAGTAAAATTGCCAACCTAAGGAAGCGGGTGCGGATAGTTCGTGGTGGCACATCCTCATCAAAAACATTTAGTATCATCCCGATGCTTATCACCTATGCGGTGCAGAACCCGAAGTGTGAAATTAGCGTGGTATCGGAAACCATCCCGCACCTTCGAAGGGGTGTAATCCGTGACTTCCTTAAAATTATGGACATGGTGGGGATGTTTGATCCGAACAAATGGAACAAATCATCATTGACCTACACATTCAGCAATGACAGTTACATTGAATTTTTTAGTGCAGACCAACCACAAAAATTAAGGGGTGCAAGGCGGGATGTTTTATTCGT